GTACCGGATGTGGTCATTATCTAAACCCTGCTGTTTTCTTTGCAATGCCTTTAGGCTGCGCTACGAACTGCTTTCCTGCTTTCTTACCCGCCCGCTTTGCCTTCGTTGTAGCGGCATACTCGGCTGGGCTTAGTGCCTTGATTGCCTTTTCCGGGAGGTAACGCTCCCCGGTCTTTGACGACGGCTTTCCGCTTTTGGTTCGCCATTTCTGGTCTCCCCAGTTTTTAAGGCTTTGCTGTGGCGCTTTCATATTAGCTTAGTATTTTTCCGGTTTACATCACTTTTTTCGACACCAGAACTTTTACCCGAGTGCAGCAATTTTAAGTCTTGTAGGTGATCTGACCCAACAAAATAAACACCTTTGGGTTGCGATAAAAGCCACATATCCCGGCGGTTGTTTGCCTTGTCTGCCATCTTCTTTGCTGGTGTACTACCAGACTCCCACATGTCCTTTTCACCGCTACTTATAAAAGCCGCCACATTTTCTTTGGTTGCTTCGGCTTGACTGTTTTTTAAATACGTACCGCCCATCGCTTTTAAAAACTCGGTCAGCGTATCAGCACCAAACCTGCGCTTCTTAAAATAACCGTACTGCCCTTGCGTTTTAAGCAATCTGTCAAAAATAGTACCTGCACCTACCAATATTTCTTTCTGCTCGTTGACCGCCGTGTTTGTAAAAATAACAAACAAAAACTCTTTCGGGTAACCCTTTACGTCTTTTGCAAGAGCGTCGTCCCACGACCCTTGGTACTTAATTCCCGGCAGTCGATCATCACCGTTACCCTCGTACCAAGCTCCGTACTTACCAATAGCAGCTTTAACTTCTGGCGGTACCGCTACGCCTTTGCCGTGTACCTGACCCACAAACATCAAGTCAGGACGGATTTGCAGCACACTCATTTAATCTCTGTACCCACCACCAGCAGCCTTGTACTTCTTAGCCACAAGCTGCGCTTTGCGGGCTGACCACTGACCTGCACCCGTGCCATGAGTTGCTGCGGACTTTACCTGCGACACGATCTTCTTGCGAAGTTCGGGCTTGGTGTAGTTACCAGCAGCATTAACCTTCCCACCTTCTTTGTACTGCGTAAAGTCGGTGTCATCCCGACGGGCTTTCTTCTTCCCGCCGGGCATCTTGGAAGGGCTAATTGCACCCATACCGCGTGAGGCCATCATGCTCTTGTTTTACCGCGAATAGCGCAGCCATCGGCACGGGCGGAGGCAGACTTAACTTTGCCGCCTGACTTCATACCGCGCTCTTTCTCGTACGGGCTAACATCCATACCGATGCTCTTACCGTACAGTCGGCCAGCGTTGCGCATACCCACACCTGCGTCAGCAGCAAGTTCAGAAGCTTTGCTTTTGGCTGCTTCTACATAGTCTTTATCTGGGTCAAGACCCATTGACCGCATTGTGTCTCGGCCAATACGTTTTGCTCCGGTACTTTTATCAGCCATGATGGCCTCCTATTAGCAGTAGCCGCCTTTTTTCATGCCCTTGCCACCGGCCATGACGATTTGCTTGCCCTTGGTTTTGCCTTTAATAGCAACACCGTCTTTGCTAGGAGCAGCAGTTTTAACAGCGCCCATCTTTGATGCGGCTACACCACCACCGGCCATCTTCTTGGCTGGAGCTTTTTTCTTCATCATTGCCATGAAACCTGCATTCATTTTCGTTGCCATACCGCCTCCTGATTTAGTAAATTCCTTACCCACTGATTGCGGCACACCGGCCTTTTTAGCAAACGCAGGGTTGTGGGCAACTGCCTGCATAAACTTTTCCTGCTTTTTAGATACGGTAGGCATCAGCTTGCTTTACTACCAAAAAATCCAAGGACTGTGCCAACGATACCGCCAGCAAAACTACCCACCCCAATGAGTATTTTCCAACCGCCTTCGGCAGAAGCCAGCTTTCTGCTGATTTCTTCCAGCGATTTACGAATAGCCGCAACGTCTTCACGCATGGCATCCATGTCATCTTGCAGATGCTTAATATCGTTGGCGTGGGTTGCAAGCTCACGCGCTGTTTCAATTTCTGGAGTTGCCATGTTCAACACTTCCATGCTCTCAAAGATTTGTTAATACGGCTGTTCGGGTCATTGGCAGTCTTCGAAGAAGTCAGTTTCTTTTTCATCCCAGACATCCGGGCGCAAAATGACTTTTTCCTTGCGCCGCCTTCCGGCTGGGGGGCTTTCAGACCGGGTTTCCCCGGATTCGCTGCGTTATACGAAGCCCGTCCTTTGGCGTTCAAACCGCCCTTTTCGGACTTACCTTCTTTGCGCTGCCATGCTGGTGATTTAGCCATGATTATGTCCCGCTATTCTTGATATATACGCCCTCAAACGAGGCGGTCGAATAGAAATTTGTTCCCGACAACGCGATTGCCCGTGCTTCAATATCCGCCTTTTCCGGTACTGCTAATGGGATTTCAAAGTCATACGGTATTAGATTACTGTTTGACGTGACATCGGCAGCATTACGAAATACGCCACCAAAAGGGCGGATCATAAACTTACCCAAAATATACTGAGCAGCATTGTTCGATGCTGCGCTAAAAGTGCCTCTGTACATATAAAACGTGTACCCAGCCGGTACCGTCCATATCGCCATTAGCGTTTGATTTTCCCCTACAGGAATATCGGCATAGACGGTTGCTGGAACGCCCGCAGTTACTGTACCCGTGCCAACATAGATCGTACCCGCAGCAGTTCCACCTGATCCCGCCGTAATGACAAAGGCACGAAACACCCGAATAAAAGTGGTGGTTGTGAGTACTGCTGTCTGCCCAGTTAAAGTAACGGTTTCCGCTACTTCGTTGTAGTCTTGATCCAGACCCTGCACAGACACCGTCCGAGCGCCTGTACCCAGCGCAGTATCATCTGCGCTAGACGAAGATACCTTCATCTGAATGGCTGACGTTGGGTAAACATACAACCCGCCGTGTGACCAGATCGTCTCAAGTGAGCCATTGATGTCTGGGTTATTGCCAAACTTAAACAGTGACTTGTGGCCCGTGATCTGCCCCCGCGCAACCTGAAGGTCGAACGGTTCATACAAAACGGGTTATAGACGATAAGGTACTAGCCATAGAACACCGTTGCAGTTGCACCAGCAGGTGTAGTCACGTAAACGTCGGTGGCGCAAAGAATACCTTCGCCCGGAAAAAGCATATACACGCCCTCCGCCACAGCAGGTGTAGTGTAAGAAAACACCACAGAACCGCTTGTACCACCGTCCTTAATCGTGACAGAGCCGGGGGTAGCACCGTGGCTAATCGCAATAGCGCGTACGCGAGTACGGTCTGCAAATGCCGTAGTGCTAGCCCCCGCAGCACATGCTGCTGATTGAACGTCTGTCTGCATCATGATGATGCTCCTTTACTTAGACGTTTTGCTGACCAACCAGCGGATCGGTGACGTAATACAGGATTGTGCCGGTGATTGAGCCGCCCGTTGGGCCGTCGCCAGTAGTTGCACCGCCTGTAAGCGTAACCATCTGAGTCAGGGACATAGCAACACCCATGTCGTCGCCCGCTGTAGCGGAAGCCCAGTTAAATACTTGCTTACCTGCGTCAGCATCAGCGGCGCTCAACAGACCATTTGCATCAAGAGCGGTGGGGTCAGTGTAGCCAATCCAGCCCATATCAAATGTAGGAGTGGTACCGCCAGTACCGGCAGCGTTAGCTTGAATTTCGACAATAACTGCGCCAGCAGGAAGGACTACGGCTGGAGCACCAGTAGCAGAAGAAACTTTAACGGTAGTAGTATCGACAGCGGAAGGGTCAATGTAGAACTTAGCAGCCATAACGCCGGAACCACAATATGCGGTGCGAGTTTGATCGCCGCCGCCCGAACGCCAGATGCTTTGGGTAGTAGAAAGTGCCATTTGAATTGTCCTCTTTATGCGAGTTTAGTGCGACGATCTGCATAAAAGTTGGCCGGGAGCCATTCGTTCGCACCGGTATTCCCGGATTTACTGCTTTATACCATACAAAAATGGGGGGCGAAAGCCCCCCATTTCCTTACGCGCCTTGGCTGCCGTACATACCCAGAGGGTCTGAGAAGCCAAAAGAGTAACGCTCACGTGCTTTGTATCTCACGTTGCCCGTATCGAAATCACCATCCATTTTTGTATCCAGCGATGCACGAATAAAATGCTTCATGCCGTTTGGAACGTCGGTGGTCAGGAACCAAGCATTGGTGTCGGTCAGCCAGTGGTTAATTGTATAACCCTCTGGGATCGAACCGTTGTTCTTGATCGCGTTGATGTCGTTATCGTTGGTACCGGCACGCAAACTGGTTTCGAGCAGACGAGTTGCAACGAATTGCAGGCTCGGCGGAACAATCAGTTTACGAGGACGGGCAGCGATCAGCAGACCACGTTCGTCAGTCCACGCAGCGATTTGAATCACAGCGTTTTCCAGCGAAGTTTCGTTCAGGTCAGCGGGGGTCGAAGGGATATTCGAGTTAGTGCCGCCAGAAACGAGTGGGTGGTTGTTTGCAAACAGAGCCACGCCGTCACCGCCAGCGTATTGACCGCCAGTGAAGCCGTTGTTCAGAATTGCAGCCGCTTTAACCTGCTTAGTGTAGGCCATTGAACGAGCCAAAGCCTTGGTATAACGGCCAGACAGGCTGTCGTACAGGTTATCTTCAATCGCTTCTTCAGTGATCGAGAAACCTTGGGCAATGGTTTCGTGGTTGTATCGAGCAGTCCAAGCTTCCTGCGCATTGTCATAAGCAATCGCAGAGCCTTCGTTCTTGACTGGAGCAGCCGAGAAGCCAGACAGCTTGGTTTCCTCTTCGAAAGAACGCTCGGAGGTCTCTGTTTCGTAGATCTCTTTGTGCTCTTCGCCGTAACGTGCATACTCCAGACCGAACAAGGCGTTCAGGCCGGGGAGCAGCTCTTTCAGTAGTTGTGCGCGTGAAATAGCCATGATTTAGCTCCCTTATACGCCAGTTGAATTGTTGTACTGGTGCATAGTTGCGTTTATTTTAACAATAAACTCAACAAAAGCGTCAGCGCCTGTTGCCGTATCTCTAACCACATCAATAATACGGATGGGGAGAGTGTTTGTAGTTGCCTGTGTTCCTTCGTCAATCGCCACGGCGGAATTACCAGTATTGGTAGAGCCGGCGTTTTGAATTAGTGCAATATTATTACCAATGGCGGATTTGCCCATTGCAGCAATAACAGTAGTGCCAGAACAAGAAGCTACTTGAAACAGTGTGTCAGGGTCATCTGCAACCACAGCAAAAATCTGCGTACCAGACTTAATCGCCTGACTTGCTGGATAATATTGCTGATTTTGCACTTGCCCAGTAGCAGCGTTGGTAAATTGAACACCCAAAAACACACCGCACGGCGTGGCAGTAGTGGTGCCGGTGTCTTTTTCAATAGTTCCATCAGATACGCGCTTTACCAAATCGCCGTAAAAAATATTAGTGGCGTAACCACTTGCAATTTCCATTAGACGAGTTGATCCTGCGAATACCTGACCACCGATCAAATTGACCGGTTTTAGCCCGTAAGGGGCTGATACAGTCGGATAGGCCATGGTTACTCCTAGTTAATAAAAGAACTACTTATTGCCTTTACCAAAAGATGTCGTTGACTTACGTTCATTAAACAAAGGCATACGAGCATCGTTTTGGCGCATAAATGTATTGTCCACAGCTTCGATATTGTCTTCAGACTGCTTTTGGTAGTGCGCATTACGTAACTGCGCTTGCTCCGTAGGCATCTTGCACAACAACAAACCGCCGTGGGCGACTTCACCTTTTTCATTTGGCGGAAGCATGAGTTCCGGGTGATCTTCCGCTTTGACCGGCACCCAGCCTTCACGCATACGCATGGAGAACGTCGGTGCAATCTGACCGTTAACATGGGTAGCTACCCATCGGTAAGACCATCCCGGTTCGGGAGTCGGATCAGGCAGTGCTGAAGGTGGTACATAAACAGCACGTGCGGTTTTATCGCGTGAAATGAGATCACGAGGAGTGCGAGTGTCAGCCATCTTAAACCTCCAATTTAGCTACTTCAGCAGCATACTGCTGCGGGGTTAGTCCGTATTTCTTAGCCAAGGCAAGTTGCCGAGTAGAAAGTTGGATTTTCTTTGTTCCAGACGAACGAGACGCTGGAGCAACCACAGCCGCAGGTTTTTTTGGAGCCTCGGATTGAACCTGTGAAGATTCAGGCTTTTTCTCAGCATTCCCGCCAAATAATTCGGGGAACGTCTTTTGCATGCGCCCATCTATTTGGGCGAAGTATTCATCGTCACGAGGGTCTACCCCCGAGTTGACTAGTTTGTGGTGCAGCCCTAGTGCATAGCTGGTGTATTCTTCGAACCCCGGTTGACCGTACCACTGGTTTTTTGCCTGCCAGCGCAGCGTCTTCTCGTCCGGTGCAACTTGTTGGGGTTGAGATGGTTCTCTTTGTAC